CTTCTATGCACCATTCTACAAATGCATCAACCGTATATGCGTGTAAGTCATCGTAAATATAGTTTGCATTTGTGTCTTTTTTTGCCTTAGTAACGTCATGCAACAAGCATGCAGCGTAAACCAAATCTCTTTCTTGGGTATCCAACATGTAGGAATCACATATGTGTTGAGCCAGTCTAATGACCCTTTGAGTATGTAGAACGTTTCCACCAATACCGTGTTCGTCAATGGGGTTTTCATCTACGGACATGCTTGCGGGCATTTCCCAAAAATCTTTAGCTTTTAACAGAACAGATCTTACAAAACTTTTTATATTAGTTGTTTTTATTAAATTTATTTCTTCTAATAAACTAGAGAGTATTTTGTTTTCTTTTTCATTTTTCTTAAACAAAACATCTTCATCCAAAAGTTTGTCAAGTATTGTTTTTTTCATTTCTCGCCCCCGTCATAAGAAGGGCCATATTTTTTTATTAACATTTCATATTCTTTATCTATAAGATAATAGATAAATTTAGCTGGATCAAAGAATCCAGTCATATTGCTCATGTAATTTATTTTGTAACTTAATTCATTAGTAAACAAAATTCCCAATCTAGCTTGTTCACGATTTTTCGACATCTTTCCACCCCTTCCACTTTGAGCATGGTTTATCAAATGGGCATTTTTTACAATACCAGGTTAAACCCCTTCTTGGGGCAAAGATCTCTTCCTGTGAAGCTTCTTTGGACCAAAATTCTAAAGCAGACAGGTCCTCATTGTTAATCGTGCATGGTTGAAAAATGACATTTGGTTGAGCAAAATCTATATACCCGAATTTTGTATCTTTTAATCTATCTGGATTTCTTTTTAAGAAAGCGTATTTCATTGCACTAAAATCAGTTTCGTACATGTAGTGATGATTATTTTTATAATTAAATAAAAATTTAATAACGTAATATTTTTTATTTTTATATAAGATTAAATCAAAATTATATTTTAAGTTAATAACTTTATCAATTGGAACTGTAACTGAGTCGTTTATAGATATTGGAATATATTCCTGATCACTATAATTTTGATGAAAAGAACGAAACAACGCCGCTGCTCTCGTGGTTAGGCTGGCGGTATTACCATATGCCGTTTCATGCTGCTCTGTTATTATGTCGTAATCAGAAACGTCTTCGGCGAACCATATCTTTTCCCATCTGTTCAACAGAGAATCGTAAGAGGGAGTTAATCCATCTTTTTGTTTTCTGTAAAAAAAATAAAAAACAATCTGTTTAATTGTGTTTTCAAACTTTTCCGAGACTAGATCTCTGCCATTTATTTTTTCTGGCAGTTGATCTTTATGCCTGTATCTGTATAATAACGCACAAGTTTGATAATCTTTTATTCCTTTTGGTGTAATAATATTCATTAAGAAAAGTCTCCATTGCTCAGTAGGTCATCTAATATAGAAGACGCATCGTAAGATTGATTTGTAACTATTTCGTATTCTTCGTATATCTTTTTAGAATCTACGTACCTAACCAGGGGTGGCTCATACGCAAAAGTTGAACCAGTTATTCTGTTTTTTGGTATCTGCAGTTGCATTATACTTTCGTCCTCTGAGTCATCTCCGCTAATTAGTTTTTTCTCAGTAATAAAGATTGTTATTGCGCACTTCTGCTGAATGGCCAGCGATCCGCCAGTGTCAGACTGCATAACTACTTCTCGTCTTTCTTTCATTCTGTTTGAGTTCTCTTGTGCGGTAATGATTAAGACGCAGTTCATATCTCTTGATAGCTTCTCTAGGCGAACCATCATTTCTTCAAACTCACCCCATCTAGCCTTTCCTTTGGATCTGGTAAACATAGACTGTATGGTATCTATTACGATGACATCTGGAATATCTTGATTCTGCAGAAGAATTTCTCTTAACCATTTTTCAAGATCTTCAAAATAGGGAGTATCAGGGTCGTGCTTAACCATCAATCTGTCGCCCCACTTAAGTAATTTTTGCATAAAGGTGTTCATATGCTTTTTCTTATCTTCTTCACTCCAAGATCCCGCTTCAGCATAAACGTTTTTTCCTATGATTTGAGTCATTAATATTCTTTCCCAATGACTTCTGGCTTCTTCAAAATTTATATACAAAGCCCTGTACCCATTGTCTAACCAGTTATTCACAAGACATTTTGCAAATGTGCTCTTGCCTTTTCCCGATGCGGCTATGATTGCATGAACAGAGCCCCTGTAAAAACCACCATCGTTAGTGTATCCCATCGCCCTATTTAATGATTTATATTGAGTAGAAAGAAAATCTGGAGTATCTAATAATGAGTCGATTTTATCTATCATTTCATTGGCTGTAACAACCCCATCATACGGATTATAATTAATCTGATTTTCCAAAGTTGTTATCTCTATTGCTAAAGATGTCATCTTTGAAAGATCTTCTTCTGACTTTAACCCCTTTTGACCTAGGATAATCTCAAGTTCTTTTAATAAATTACGTTGTTTTAGTTTGTTATATTTATGTTTTATTACTTTAGTTACGGCTTCTGGAGTGGACAATTCCATTTTATTTAATACGTCCATAATTAAATCAACACCATTTTGACCATTTAGAGCTTGGTAAAGGTCGCTTTCGTTCTGCATCCAGTCTCTAAATGCAATAGGGTCGACGATGCTCAACTCGGTTGAAGCCGAGTATGAAATAAGCGCTTTATAAAACTCGTTTATACCATTCTGATTTTCAAGAAAACCAACCATTTCTGGTTGAAGGTTATCTCTAAAAAATCCAACCGCCCCCTGACACCTAAAAGATAATGCAAAAAGCTGGTATTCAATCGGATACGGTCCTGCAGATTCTACAAGGTTGATATTATCTATCATGATAGTTCTTTTTATTTTTCATTTTTCTATATAGATCTTTTTTTCTTTTATTATATTTTTTCTTCTGCTGTTGATAGTATGAATTATCTGTTAGATTTGTTTTTTTAGTTTTTTGTTTTATTTCCGGCTTTGCAATACGTATCGCCTGCAACATTCTATCATATACCGCTTCTTCTGTAAGAAGATCATTATACCTAAAAACAACCAAAACTATTCCAAGCTCCTCGCACTTTTGTAATTTTGCTTTATCTCTTTCCACAGCTTGATCAAAATCATACTTTGATTCATAGAACCTTTGTGTATAATAAAAGTGCTGTCTTCCATGAAATTCTGCCGCCAATCTATAAGAAGGACAATATACATCTAATTTCATCTTGTCACCAATATGATATTCGTTAATGATTTTTTGTCCTGGCAGAAGTTTCTTCATTAGATGCGTTAGGGCATTTTGCCCTCTTGAAGATTTTTTCTTCTGCTCTTTTATCCAAGATAGACCTAGGGAATTTATTTTTTTGTTTAGATCACTGTACTTTAACTGCATCTCCCTTGCTATTTCAGAGATTGTTAAATCAGAATCAAACAAAAGATCTATTAAAAATAAATCGTCTTCTTTATCTGTTTTGATTTGAGTTTTTTTCATTAAACTTTTTTTCATTTATGAATTTTGATTTAGAAAAACTAATAATCTTTCCAAAATCTAATATTGATAAATTAAAATTGTTCCATATCCTGTGAGCCAGGGCAGAAGAAAGTACTGAACAGTCAAGCAATATCATATCTGATCTATCCTTTATCGCATCTATTTTTTCACATATATTATCTAGTTGATTTTCATGATTATTATATGGAACGTGAATATAGCCTGCTGGAAAACCTAAAAGTTTAGTTATTTGTTTTTTATCATTGAAAGAAACAATGATATATGGTGTATTTTTTATATAAAATTCCACAAAAGAATCAAAGACTACTTGATTATTATAAAAATAACTTTCTAAAGTAGATGAATTGAAATAAATTGAATTATCCTTAAAGATGGATGCATCTATTTCTTCTTCTTTTTCCGAATTATACACATAAGATGCTGGAACCGCTTTCATGTAAAAATCATTCTTGATGTCAAAAGAACTTTGAATTTCCGATACAAAGTTTTCAGAAACGATGCCTGTTTTGTTATTGCCCAAAGCCTGGAGAGATGTTTTGGGAAAACATACATAGGCGTATTTATGGTTGGATAGCATTTTTTTAGTCAATGCTTGTATTGTTTGCGTTTGTGTTGCTATCTTTATTTTATTTTTCATATTATACTCCAAAATTACCCCATCTTACTAGTACTGGATTTTTATCTACTATTGATTCTATGTGATTTATGTTGTGAAACTGACCATTATCTATTTTTATATATCTTTCATACTTAGAAATTTTATCTTCATCTTTTTCGTATCCCATATGTTTCATGATTAAATTTGAATCTGACCAATAATTTCTTTGCCTTATCCAATCCATGACATAAGAGGGTTCTGATCCACAGCCAAGTTTTTTATTTAAGAATCCACCATTTTCCTTAAATCTAAATATTCTTGAACTATTTTCTGGCGCCCAAAGCTTATCAACTCTATAGTGAGTGTTGTTCCACATATGATAAAATCTAACATTAACAACATCACTTGGCGATTGTTTTAAAGTAGATTTTATATCCAAACTAGATATATTATTTTTCAAATAAATCATTTCGTCACAATCAATAGCGAGAATCCAGTCACCAACTTTTGCGTGTTCCGAGAGATTGCCCCAGGCAGTTGCCCTAAGATGGCCTTCATGTTTTGAAAAAAGTGATTCTTTATTTTGATACGTTTGACAGTATTGTTTTGCAATTGAAAAGGTAGAGTCCGTAGAGCAGTCATCTGTAAAAACAATTAAGTCAACTTGTTGAGATAGTCTTTCAAGAACATCTTTTAAATATCTATGTTCTTCATTTTTTCCAACTACTTGTGCAATTAGTTTTTGCATTGTTTTTCCTTGTATACAAAAAGCGGTGTCGACACCTTAGATCGACACCGCTTTTTGAATAGATATTAGATTTCTAGCATTTCCCTAACGTCTACTGCTGAAACTCTTTCCACGTCTGTATTTGTAGAAAGGATTTCGCCCTTAACATTCTTGCGTCCAAGGGCAATCTTCTCCGCCTCCGACTTATTTCTTGCCTTAACAAGAAACGAGGTCTTAACTTCAAAGTAGTTGAATTTATTATCTGACATATTTTTTCCTTTATGATTGAATTGATTAATTACAGATAGATATTATATCGACCCAACCAGGAAAAGTCAACTTCAACTAACAATTTTTTTTGACAAAGGACTCAGAAAATCAGTAGAAAAGCATGCGTATTTTAATTGATGCTCCCAGTCCCTTTTTGGGAAACGTAGTTTGTGAGACTTATGATATTTATTCTTTTGAAAAGATGGGAATAGGTGAGCTTCAATAAGCAGAGTTTCAAATGCCATAATAATTTATTATCTTTCTTGAGAAACTTTTAAGATATAGTCTAATAAGAACAAGGGCAAAATAATAAAATATAATAATTATATTACTTAAATTCTGACCAGGTCTT